GATTCAGATTCTTTCCCTGCATACCCAACTGGTATTTCAGGCGGTATCGCTGCAACAGACAAGTTAATTGTTGATTTTGTTATTCGTGCAATGGCTAAATTACCTAGTCGATACCGTAAAAACGCCAAGTGGCACATGAACGAAAACACCAAAACTTTATTTGAATTAGTTCGTAATGCAAATGACGATCCAATCTTTAGAGCAGACTATCGCACTGGTGAATTCGTTCTTAATGGAAAGCCTGTTGTTATTGATGATACGCTACCTGACTTGGCTGCCGATTCAGCATTTGCAATATATGGTGACTTAAGCCGTGCTGTAGCTATTAATGATGGTGACATCAACAAGATGTTGATTAACCCTTATATCATCCGTGGCTGTACCGTTGTTGAGTATGATAAAGAAATGTTTGAAATGATTCAGCGTTCAGATGCAATTATGGTAATGGTCGCCACCACCAACTCATAATCACCAACCTGAATAAACAGATAAATGGGTGGCATTGCGCCACCCTTTTTTATAGGTGAAATATGTACACTAAAATAACCAATCAAACTGCTTTAGCAATAGTTACATTAGCCGAAGCTAAAAACCAACTTAATATAATAGATGATGTTACACATGATGTTCACATCAACTTATTAATTGCTGTAGCCTCTGAGTTAGCCGAAGGGTACACTAACAGAATGCTATCAACGGGAACCGTTGAATTAATCATATCCGGCAAGCAAAGATTCTTTTTGCCTTATGGTGAGGCCACAGAGTCAAGTACATTAATCGTAGCCACGGTCGCAGGTGACCCGATAACCTTTGAATTTGAGCCTATCTCTCAAGTGTTTACCATTGATAACGGTCAAATAACATCAGCCGACAAAGTAAAACTCACTTATGAGGCCGGATATTCAACAGTGCCAAATAGCGTAAAAATGGGCGTGTTAATGATGATATCATCACTATTTGAAAATAGAGAGAATACCGTTACTGGCTTGAGTGTTAATGATATTCCGCTAAACTCAATGCAGATACTTAACAAAGTTAAAATAGGGAATATCTAAATGAGAATTGGACGCTTAAGGGATTCGATAACAATCCAAAAACAAACTGATGAACAAACTGATTACGGCGGCGAGAAGAAACTATTTAATGATTTATTTGCTGCAAGAGCCAATATAAAAGTTATATCAGGTGTTGAATTACTAAAAGCGGGTGTCGCCTCTAATACCGAGGTTATATCAATTTTGATGAGGTATGACAGTAGGATTGAATACGATCATGTAGTGTTATTCAAAACTGCTCAATACGAAATATCGTCAATCAAGCCAGATGATAAATACCTTAGTATGATTGTTTCTGCATCAAGAACGATATAGGTGACTTATGAATAGAATAGGAATGAAAAATCTATTATCTGCTGTCGTTGATGAAGCTGTTTGGATTGATTTTGTACCTGAGAAAAAAACAATCCCTGCTGTAACTTACACCCATTTAGCCAACGGTGGAATTAGAAAATTAAAAGGAAGTAGAGCAGGGTTGTGGGATACGTGGCGAGTGTTAGCGGTAGGGAATAACAGAACTGAAAGTGACGCGATTCTAGCTAAACTAAAAACGCTTGATAACACTGACAACGCAGACTTTAAATCGGTATTTATTCTTGCTGATGGTGATATACCTGCTCAACCAGAAGATAAAGAGTTTAGAGCTTTTGTTGACTTAAAAACATACGACAGGTGATTTATGGGTAGGGGTTTAGCATTCTTTGAAGGGCTTGATGAAATAATAAAAGACCTTAAAGGGTTTGGTGATGATATAAAAAAAGACGTAGCAAAAAGCTTAGATAGCGAGCTACTTAAAATAGAAATTCAAATGAAATCCAACGCATCAAAAGCGTTTGATGAAAGCAGCGTTATGGTTAATTCTATCAGCCATAAAGTAACGATTTACGATGGTGGAGTATCGGCAAGCGTTGGCGTTTATGATATGGGTATGAAAACAAATTCTATGGATAGGCTTGTTAGTGGCAGAAGGATAACAGCACCAATGCTTGCATTGTTTTATGAGGCAGGGATTCGCCCACATTCAACAGCCAAAGGCGCTAGATTAGCACACACTTCTGGTAAAAAAGAAAAAGGACAAGAAGGGAGAATTCACCAAGGCTCAGCGCCAATCCCGTTTTTAACAAGTGCATTTGATGTAGCTGCACCATCCATATTCGATGAAATAGCTAGAAGCCTCAAATTATTAGCTGACAAAAAATAAACAACAACTTGCCAACCTTTACCATATAAGGCAATATAGCAAAAGCAACCAAATTTTAATTTATTAAGGGTAAATCATGCCAGATGAAGCACAACTAGCCGCAGGAACACTAGTGGAATATTCACTAGATGTTGTTACTCCTGCATGGGTTGAATTAGAAGGTATTCTTTCTATCGGGGCAATGGGCTTCATGGCTGAGCCAAAAGATCGAACAGTCCTAAAAGACACTGAAAAAAAATACGGTGCAGGAATGAAAGACGCGCCGGATAAAACAATCAAAGGCCAACATTACAGCAGCAACACCGACCAAAAAGCATTTTTAGATGCTTGTAAGCTCGCTAAAACAGTGTTGATACGAGTTACTTACCCCGACAAGCCTGATTCCAATCCGGCAAGCGTAGGTACTATTGCCGAAAGCGAAATTGCAACATTGGGCTTTGAGCTTGATGATGTAAAAGGCGAGGATTGGATGATGTTTACTGTAAACGGTAAGCAAAACACTATCGCTTGGACTGACCCAGTGGTGGGCGTTTAAATGAAAAACAAAAACAAAAACATAACGGTAACTCTAACCGATAATGACGGCGATCTTGTTGGTGAGTACATCATCAAGCGATTAAATGTTGCGGCAAATGCACGTAGATTGAGTATGACAGGTAAGATAATAGATCTTACCATTGGTGACTCTGAAAAAAGCCAACTACTCACTTGTGCTGCTCTGGCTGCTACTTTGTGCGATAAAGATGGTGAATTACTTTATCCTGATAAAGATGGTGCCAACATCATTTATGAAGAAATGGATATAGAAGTTTATGATGCACTATGTAAAGCATACGTTGAAGTCAACCCTATTGAGCCAACGCTAAAAGCAAAAAAAAAGAAATCCTAAGTGATGGTACGCTTTTATTAATAAAGCGTATCTGTCAAACACTTAGGAAGCCCGTATTCGAGGTCATGGAGTATCCTAACTCCGAACTTGAGTATTGGGCTGCATTCTTCTCTATTGATGACAATAAAGATGAGCCAATGCTAAAAGCCTACCCTAAACATGTTACAGTCGAAGAATCAATTGCAGACCTTAAAAGAGTGCTTGGAACAGGGGCAGGAACATGAGTGAAATGAGAACGTTCACCTACGTTGTTGATGTTAAAACAGCAGATGGCGAAAACAAATTAAAAGGCTTTAAATTTACCCTTCAAGGACTCAACAGAGAGTCAGAAGTTGCCGCAGCATCAATGAATAAATTAGGCGCTGCAATAGGTGAAAAGCTAGGCAAAAAAGTATCTGTTACAGTCGATAATACTCATGAGTTAAAGCAAACATTATCTGCTGCTGCAAGAGAGGCTGCTCGCTCTGAAAAAAATTACAACCGATTATCTGGTGAGTACAAAAATCTAACTGCCCGCACTGGCAAAACTGCCGCACAACAAGAAAAAATGAATGCTTTACAACGCTTAGGTGCAGGGGCGACACTCACTCAGAAAAAAGCAATAATTAACCTTGTTAAAGCACAACAAGAACAAGTAAAAGTGAGCGGTAAGGTTCAAGGCTCAATGCGAGGGCTAAGGGGACAAGCGCAAAACTTAGGTTGGCAATTGCAAGATGTCGCGGTACAGGCTCAAATGGGAACCAACGCACTTGTGATACTTGGTCAGCAAGGCTCGCAACTTGCCTCTGGTTTTGGTGCTACTGGCGCTTTAATTGGTGCGGGTATTGCCGTTGGTGCCGCACTGGTTGGCGTAGCTATCTCTGCGCTTAAAGCAAAAAAAGGAATTGGCAACCTAGAAAAAATAACCACGGAATTAAACAAGGCATTTAGGGAGGGTTCGTCTGGTGCCGACCTTCTGTCAAACAGAATACTTGAGCTTGCAAAAAAATCAGAGGCGTTAGCTAAGATAGAAATATCCAAAGGTATTTTTACCGCCGAAAAGCAAATAAAAACCGCAATATCATCAATAATTGACATCATTGACGATGTAGATATAGGAAGAATAGGGGATGGTTTTGACGCTGCACAAATAAGCACAGGAAAATCGGTAGACCAGATACTCGCATCAACAAAGCGACTTGGTGACTTGGGCGGTAGTTACTTTAGAGGACTAGAGACAAGTGTAAAAAAAGTTCAGGACGAGTTTAAGATAACCAGAGCGCAAGCAGCAAAACTAGGTATAGCACTTGACAGGGCTATAGGGGATAAATCGGCTCTGTCTATAAAATCACTACAAAACGCACTTGAAGACTTGAATGTAGAAACTGGCGGGACTAATAAAAAGGTCGTTGAATTGGCAGGTAAACTAATCTCTTTATTTGGCTCTGTGTCAACGGGAATTGATAGAACTACCTTGTTAAAGCTAGCCTTTTCAGACTTGTCGAGTGCCGTAAAAGAAGCGAATGATGATGTCGATAAAGTTAAATTATGGGATATAGGCTCCACTCCTGTTGATTTTGATTATTTTCATACTTTCATAAAAACAAGGCAAAAAACACTAGATGACCAGTTTGTAATTGACTTAGGCAGAGCAAAGCAAGCCAGAGATTTAGGTGTTGGTGATGAAGATGATTATCAAGCAAAAATACTAGAAATAAAAACCGACTACAATAAAAAGGCTGTTGATGCCAAAAGAAAGTTAGAGGCAAAATATACAGGTGCAGGAAGGCTGACGGAACTAGCTAGGCAGCACGATACAGAGCTTAAAATGGCTATGGGTAACGCTGAATTAGTCAATGAAATAAACAAACACTATGCTGATGAACGTATAAAAATAAATGGTTCAGTATGGGAGAAAATGGCAGTAAGCGCAAAATCCTCATTAGATAAAACAGATAAGATGATGGACGATAGCATGGAGCGATTAACCAGTGGCACAGCCGATGCTTTTGCCTCTGCTGTTGTTGGTGCTGATAATTTTGGTGATGCAATTGAGGGTGTATTTAAAGGGGCTATTCAAAGTGCCATTGCCTATTTTGCCGAGCTAGCTATACAACAGGCTTTATCATGGGCTTTTACTTCTGCCGGAGAAACAGCAGCCGGAATAGGACACGCGCAAACCATCACCTTACTAGCGCAAGCCAAGTCGATAGAAGCAGGTCTTAACGCCTTTACATCAACCGCAGCTATCCCTATTGTTGGTGCAGCATTAGCGCCCGCAGCAGGAGCAGCAGCAATAGCCGCAACTCAACCAATGGCAGGTACAATCGCGGCACTAGCTACAGCATCTATCCCAACATTTGACAAGGGTGGTTATATTCCCAGTGGCGGCAGGGGTATAGTATCTGAATACGGCGATGAACTTGTTGGTGGTACAATGGTTTACAATGGCTCGCCAAACAGCTTAAAAGTTACTGGTCGTGAAGACACTGCAAAAATGAGTAGTGGAAACAAGAACACTTTTAATATAAATTCTTATGGTAACGCTTCGCCAGAAGCAATCGCAAGAGCAGTAGCGAGAGCAGTAAAAAAAGGCACCAAAGCTATTGATAATGCTGTTTATGATTCAATGAATCGTGGACGTAAAAATAAGGGTAAACGTTTTGCTTGATATATCTAATTTTCCGTGGGCTGAATGCACAATAACAGAAAACAGGGTCATGTATCAGTCAGACTCTTTATCACTCAAACGAACCAAGCGCAACACTGGTACGCATAGGTACGAGTTTGAACTTGTGACCATTGAAATGCCAACAAAACAAGGTCGCGGATATAAAGCTAAATTATCAGCAGCGGTTGATGATACGCTTACTTTTATTCACCCACGACTCAGTTATGCGGAAGGTGTTGAACCATCATTAGGCGTTAAAGTCTCTGGCTCCAATGGTATTGCAGGCAGCAAAACTGTCGAGATAACAAGTATTGGAGAGGAATGGTCACTCATGGCGGGTGATCATATTCAATTCAGCAATGACACCAAGGTATATGAAGTTGCCGAAGATACTTTATTTATTATTGGGATGCAGCCAGTAAAACTAACCTTTCCACTTAGAAATCCAGTTACAATTAACAGCACTGTAACCATGAATGATATAACATGGCATTTACTATCAAACGGTTCTATTGAGATGTCAATGGAAGCCTCTGACAATCAAGAAATAGAATTAACCTTAGTTGCAGTAGAGAAATTATAAATGATAAACCCACCACAGATTATACTTGATGCGCTTGAATCAGGTGACTTCTCTTTCGCTAATTTAGTTACCGTAAACTTAGGTGACGCTTACGACTCAGGTACAGATGTAGAACTGCACCTTACTGATTATGGTCATGCTATTTCCTTTGGTGGTAACACATTCACCCCTGATAACAACCTGACGGAAATGGAAGGCATTAGCCGCAAAGCATCAACTGGCTCAGACAGTGTTGATATTGTGTTTGGGGTAACCGATAGTAACTTAATAAACGCCATACGGTCTGAGAGATACATCAACAAGCCTACTAGCATCAGTAGGGTACTTATGAAGGATGGTGTGGTAATTGGCGATTTTGCCATACCTGTTCGCACAGCATGGGGTATCAGTCATTCCATTGGTGGTGACACTGACGATAGAGCCATAACACTTACTGTCGATTCTGTTTTGGGTGACTTTACAGGCGATAATGGTTGGTATGCCATTAATTCCTCGCACGAAAGAAGATATGCGGGCGATAAAATAATGACCCATAGCGGCACAGTGATGACCGAGGATCAAAAGTTAAAATATACCAGTAACTTTAAAGGTATTATTAATTCACAAATAAAACCGCCCGCATTATCTAAAGTTTACGGTTATAAAAATGTAGAGCTTGTGCCTATTTGTATGCTTAAGCATCGACAAAGGCATACATTTTACAGTCACTATTACACCACTTTTATTTACGCTGTCGATATAGGAGAAGGTACGGTTGACCTTGACAACTTAAAAAAAAGCGGCGAAAAATTCCCTTTTACCAACATGCACAATAATAGTTATGATGGTGGGTGGGCAGCAAAAGTGATTTATAAATCACCATCAAGCACAGTTGACATTGAATCAGATCCAGAACTAGATTTTTGGCGGCACAACATGGGTGGAACCGAGGCTAGGCGATTTAGAGATATGTTTGGCAAAGGGTTAACGTTGCTGTTCATAAGTAATCGTAACCGTGATGATTGGCTAACAAGTGCGCCTGAATTAACCGTGCCTGTTTCTGGTTCGGCTATTTACGATCCTAGAGTGGGTTCACCTGTATTTACTAGGAACCCCGCCTTACAATATGCTGACTTTTTAAGGTCAACCGATTACGGTGCAGGTAATCGAGGTGTACCCGTTTCCGATGAAAACATTATCGAACTAGCGAACCATTTTGATCAAATACCTGATTCAATTGGCAATGATGGCATAAACTCTATAT